GGTTCTTTATTGTGGGGGATGGTGGTCATGCGGCCCCCTGCCCAAAGGCGATCCAGTCAAAAGGAATGGAGGAGATGATGGGATCAGAGTTTCTCTCTTTACTGTCTGCGGTCACGAAGTTAAACGTTGCGTTGGTCGTTGATGTACCGCTCACGCTTTCTGCAACGAGGCTGCTGGCTGTTGCAAGTGCTGCGGTGACGCTGGCTTTTACGAAATAGGGAGTATTCGCAAATGGCTTTGGGAACGTCACCAGTTTTAAGGTGGCCGCTTTGCCGCTCGCAGGGGCGGTATCGCGGCCCCACTGGATCATAAAATTCCCAATCTTCAACATATCCGTGCTAACGGTATACTGCGAGTCTGGCGGGCGTGGGAGGCTTTGCCAAAGCAGATTCTCGCCATCGGTGCCAAGTACCTTACCGCCCATCCCGACAGGGTCAGGGACTTCCCGAATTGTTGACCACAGCAATATCGCCCCGTTATTGGTCAGGAATTTGCTTGAATCCAATGCGGGGATGGTTAGGCCTCCGCCGCCAGGGATGGATACCCCGTCAGCCTCACCCTGTTTTGCACCGAGGCTGTCAAAGAGTTCGACGAAATAGGACCCTTGCCCCCAGATATCCACGTCAGGGCGACCTGAGCTATCTAGCCGAACCGTAACACCGTTATTCACGGCCAATCCGCTATCGCCGTACACAGGGCGCGGGGTTGTCGTGCCTGCGTCATAGAACTTAAGCTGTCCGGCGGCCAGCAATTGTCCTGTCATTCCATAAAAGGTGTTTAGGCGTGAGAATAAGCGGAAGGCGGTCATGTCGTAGACTCCTGAAAATGGAAAACCCCGTCGAAACGGGGATGTTGGCTGCAAAAACATGGTTTAGTTACGACGTAAGTTGTTACCATGTGGGTTATGACTACACCTATCCGCACCTTTATCGACAAGATTGCCCGTCACTCGAACGATTTCCTATCGGGATTTGGCCAGGCGTTTTCGCTGTGGCCTAGCGATTCGCTCGACCGTTACCTGGTGCCTGAGAACACCGCCTCCCGTATCTATGAAAACTTTGCGCGTGTTGGCGGGTACATGGATTCAGCGATGCAAAAGGTGATGGATGAGCAGGAAAAGAAATCGCAAAAAGTCGGTTAACCAATTTCCTCAATCTCCCAGTGGCCTGGAAGCTCCGCCACTACAACAAGAACGTAGAAGTATTTCCGTAGCCCGTTCATCATGGAGTGGGCCACTACCTGCCCCTGATCAACTTGCGCGGTTTGATGAGATAGTTCCTGGTGCTGCCGAGCGCATTATCAAGATGGCGGAGCAGGAAGGAGAGCATTCTCGAGAAGTCCAGATGTTGACTGTAAAAGCTATCATCGGTCTCCAACGAGCAGGGCTACTATCTGCGCTAATGGTTGCGATGCTCGGTTTGGGTCTAAGCTTTTTTTTAGGCATTACAAATCACGATACCGTTGCAGCCATCCTTGGCGGCACTAGCTTAACGACCGTCGTATTGGCTTTTCTTCGTAAAAATAAAAGCGAAGAGAAATAGGCGGAAGGCGGTCATGGGATTACGTCCAAAAACAGAATGAATAAGCGCCCCGCAAAAGGGGCTTTTTAAAGTGAGGTGGGTGTGGAGCTTTTCTGGAAGGTGTTCATCATGCTTTTCGTCTTCCCTGTAGTGATTTCGCTTTACGCGGCGGCAGTGCATTTTCTTGGCGCGTTCATCGTCAGAATCTCGCCGCGCTGGCTGGTTCGGATATTCGCCATAAAGTTATGGACCACTGAATTTGACAAAGGGCGTGCCGTCAACCGCATCGCATTGCAGGCCGAAGACAAGCTCAATAAGCGTTTTGATCGCTAAGGAATCTCCTCTTGAAGAAGCTTCTTGCTACCTGCCATAGTGGTGATCTGGCCCGCACGGCCTAGGCCTTTACGCAAGCCACCCTTCGCGCCTTGGGCCGCCAGCAGATTGGCAAAGAAGTCCGGTTTGCCTGCATTACGCGCAAGCCAGTTCCCTGTGAACGGCGAGTTCAATGCGCGTCCGACGGTCGCACCGCCTGCCAATGCGGTCAGGGCCGGAACAATGCCGCCTGCCAGGGCACCCCCGCCGCCAAAGAGATTCAGCGAAACTAGCCTCCCCGCCGTCCCTGAATCTGGAATGGGGTCCTTTAGCAGGTTTTGACCCACCTTGGCCAACTCGCGTAATTCCTGCGTCGCCTTCGGGCCGCGAGCGTTGACCGCACTCCATAGCGCCGCCGGTGCGATATCGGCCTTTGCGCCAGGCTGGCGGGTGAGCAGCTTCTCCAGTGTTTTGAAGTTGTTATATTTCTGGTTCGTTTGTTGCAATAACGCCATATCAGAAGGGGCGATGGAGTTTTCCGCATCGCCGATCAGCTCCTTACGCAGCCGCCCGACATAGTTGCCGACCGATGTTCCAGGCTGCACCTGGGCTAAGGTACGCGCGAGCCGCTGGTAGTTCCTGCCGCTGATCGTACCTTCTTGTCCTGCTTGCGCAATGTCATCCAGAATGCGCCCGAACTGGTTTTCAACCACCTTGCCGCCATCGGTGCCAAGATCGCGATAGGCGTTCTGCACAATCTGATGCATTCGTGTGGCTGTTTCAGGGGAGATCGTGACATCGTTACGGTTCCAGATCGTATCGTAGGCCTCGCCTAATGCCTGCTTCTGCTTGGCGATCCAGCTGTCATCCAGCCGGTCCGTCGCATCACCTACGTGGCGTGTGAGTGCGCGATTCCAGGCGTTCTGCTGGTTACGCGCGGCGGCATCGGCTCCGCTGAACGGGAGGTACTTTGCCATGCTGGCCATCGTGCGTGCCGGTGTGGACTGGGCCACTTGAGAAATATGCAGCGGGATGCCTTCACGTTGGGCGATGGCAATATCCGCTTGCAGGAGCGGATCGCCACGACGTGCTAAACCACTCGTCACACCTCTGGCAGCGCCGAGTGCCCCACGCGCTGCAACCCCACCCAGCGCGCCATAGCCTGCATTGGCCAGCCGGTTTTCACCCGTGCGGGTTTCTCCCAATGCGCCATAGCCCGCCCCTTCCGCCGCCGCCACACCGGCCTTGGCAGCAAGCTGTGCCGCCTTGCCCGCTTGCCCAAGCCGACCCAGTACGGCAGCCTCGGGGCCACCCATGACGGCTGTCGCTGCATACGGCAGCACACGGCCTATAAAGCCAGAGACACCGTTAACCCCTTCCTGCATCGGCGCATCGGCATCAATACGCTGTTGTAGGGCGCGCCCTTTGGCGGAGTCTTTATCGGTAACCAGCTGCTGAAGGCCGCGCCCGATGCGGTTCATTTCCGCGCCAGCGGCGATGAAGGGGCGTTGGTACCAGGGCGAGTTGTCGTATACCTGACGCGCAATCGCCGCCTGATCGACGGGGGGGGCGGGATGGACAGGGCCGCCAGACGCACGCCCCTGTTGCTGCTGTTTCGGTGCCGTATCTGTATCGAAAGCGCGACGAACCTCCGCAAGTTCCTCCTGATTAACAACGTTCGGGGCTACCACATGGTTGAAATATTCGTTACGTGCTTCTTCACGTTCCTGGGGTGATAGCGCCATGTACTGCGGCGATGAGGCAACCTCGCTCCATTTTTTCGCCATGCTTCAATCCCCCCACACATGGCGGTACTTGGCCCCCGCAGTGGATGTCGCAGTGCTTGCCGGTGTTTTTGCAGGAGCAGATACGCCGATTTGCGGAGGGGGCATGGAGGCGGCCTTGTCCGCCATCTTCTTAATAGTGCTCAGGCTTGCGTTGATCTCGTCATAAGAAATCCCAGGTTTCAGCGTAGCGATCGAGCTTTTGAGCAATTCCAGTTCTTTTTCACTCAACGCCCCGAAGCCCGAGGCACCCTGAGGAGATAGCGCCTTAAAGCGCGCCATTGAGGTCAACGCCACCTGTCCGGCGATGTTATCCAGTTGCGCTTGCGCGTCAGTGGCGCGCGTATATGGGAGTTTTGACAGGCCCCCACCTATGAGCGTACCCAGTTGCTTGTAGCCTTTTGACGTCTGCAACTTGTCGATTGCATCGCTCAGGCTTTGCGCGCTCCCAACAGCTTCGTTGTAGCGGGCCATTGCCGCTTGGTGCAGCTGATTGTTCCTCATATCCAGCGCGGCTTGCTTCGTGGCGGCAACATCCCTGCGATTTTCACTTTCAAGCGCTAGGCGTTCTCGGCTCAGCCCTAGTTGCGCCTGCTGGTACGGCGTGATCATCTGGGAAGTGTCGGGCTTGGGATCGATCCCTGGAACCGGCGTGAATACCGGCGTGCCATCGGGAGCCATTTTGACGAACCCTCCCCGTGCCGCGTCGTATTGCGGTTTTTCCTGTAAGGGCGCTTCGGCCACCAGCGCGTTATTGCTGTCATACCGACGCGCCCCCGGAGCGAGCGTGTACGGCTGTGCGCTTGGACCTCTTTGCAGCATGGCCAGATGCGCTTTGGCGGTTTGATCCAGTGAGACAGGGTCGTACTGGTCCGGCAGCTGGAGCCCAGCGGCCCGTGACTGGGGGGCGATGAAGGTGTCGTAAAAGTGTTGCCGCTGCTCGGGGGGCGCGTTGGCCGTGGACAGCCACGCACTGGCCAACCCTGCGGCGGCTTTCTGCTGCCGGTCCTGCGTGGCTTGTGCGTCCTGCTGCACTGTATAGCCCGCCATCGGATCAACGCCATTTAAAGCACGCATGGAGACATCGCGCTGGGCGCTATCGGGGGCGGTCAGGGTTTGACCGGCAAGGCGGTTAATGGCACGCAATCGGCCTTCGTCAACGCCTTTTTTGGCGTACTGGTAAATCTCTAACGGATTCGCCACGGCTTAACCTCCCGCGTACCATTGGTGTTGTCTGTAGGGGTCACTGATATAGGGGTTGCGTGCGTAGGGATCAGCCGTAGAGGCGTTCCCAAAAGAAGCCCCGTTGTTGGTGTGGCGTTGCCTTCCCTCGTACCAGTCCCCAAGAGCGTTACTTACTCCCGCCAGCATGTTCGTGGTGTTGTCGGAGATTCTGTTGGCGGCCCAGCCTCGCGCCTGAGCCGCATTGTTGAGCTGGTTGCCCATGTTGGCAGCGTAGTTCTGCCCAAAACTGGCTAGATGACTAGAGGCGGCTTGTCCTGCGTTAGACATCCCTGCTAATCGGTTCCAGTAGTTGTTAAGGTTCTGCATCGCCAAGCCCTGGGCGTAGTTCACAAGGTCCGCCTGATGCCCGCCGGAGTACAGCGAACCACGTGCGGCGGCGCTGCGGTCCACGCCCTGCAACCCCTGCTGCAACGCGTACGCGTAATCGGGGGAGTTCTGAAAGCCGGAATAATCGCCATGTAATACGGCCTGCTGTCCGGCCAGCGCATTTTGCCCCGCCGTCAACCAAGGCATCTGGTCCTGCCGTGTCTGGTTGTATTGGCGTTGCTGTTCGGCGATCGCCGCTTGGCTGGCCTGTGTTTGTGCATCCGCCGCCCGATGGGCGGAACGGTTGGAGATAAGACTACCCAGGATAGAACCCGCCGCAGGAATAAGAGAAGCCCAAGGCATTACGATTGCTCCAGAAAGAAGGATGAGGGGCTAGGCAGGCCCTGCTGAGGCTTGCAGCGACATTGCCAGCAGATGAGCGACCACAGGATCAGTGATACGGATGTCAAACACCCACTGCCGCCCTTGCCCAAGGCGGTAACGTCTGAGGCGCTTCTGAAACGCGCCCACGTCGCCAAGATCGCGTGCTACCCAGGCCGACCAGTTGTGGCCGCCGTCTTTGCTGTAGCGCAGCATCACTTTTCGGCTCATGTTGGGCAGTCCAGGTGGAATTTCCACGCCGTCCCCGCCAGCGGTGAGTACACCCGAACCTCAGCGATCGTATCGGCGGTGGTTTTTTGGAACGTGGCTGTCTCGTAGTTTTTGTTGGCAAACTGGCCTTCTGGGGTGGATTCACCCCCCGGCCTCTGGGTAATGGTCTCTGGGGGTATCCCCCTGTTTTTAAGGTCTGCATCCAGTTGCGCCTGATAACTGGTGTCGCCGTGGTAGCCCGTATCAATGACCTTCTGCCCGCCGATCCACACCTGGAACTTGTCAGGGTTGGCGGCGGTGGCGTAGGCGAGCGTCACAAGTCCCGTTTGGCTTCCAAGCTGCACATGCACGCTATTCGGGAATGCTTGCCCTCCGCTATAGCTGGTGGAGGTACCGCAAATCACCTCGACTGTCGTGATTGTCATCGTGTCGCTCACGCAGGCCCACAGCCCGTTCGCGTCGGTCACGCGAATCGTAAAGGGGTAAGCGCGCTTGGCTCCGGCAACCAGCCCCGCCACCTCCACGGTGCCTGACAACAGGCCTTTAGAATCAAGGCTCAACCCTTCGGGGAGCGCACCGCTCACTACACGTACTGCCACAATGGGCGTTGCACCAGGTTTCATGGTGTAGGCGTAGCGGTACGCCTGTGTGTTCACCGCATCTGGTGCGTTGCCGCTGAGCGTAGGCCCTGCCGGTTGTGGAGGGTTGAGATCGCCCGACCCTTTGTAGCCGCCAAGGGCATCTGTGCCGAACACAAGTTCGACGGCATCTACGGTCATGCGGTTCTGATGGTCGTGCAGAACGCCATTCACACGGCGGCGCTCAATCACTTGGCCGTGTTCCCACGGCATCCCCCAGTCCAGGGTATACAACTTGCCGTTTGCAAAATCGCCAGCCACCCAGTGGGCGGCCCACCGTACGCAGGCGTTCATCCTCCAACGGCTGATCCCGAAGGACTCGCGGCGATGCCATTGCCGGGTTGTTATATCAAATCCCCAGGTCATCCCATCGGGGAAGGTCAGGTAGTACACCTGATGCCCACGGTCATCAAAGGTGAACGCAAAGGCTTCCTCATGGTTGCACGCGGTGATGGCCTGCTCCAGCGGCGGTGTGCTGATTCGTACCGGTTGATAGCCGTCTAGCCGATACACACGGCCATCATGTCCCAGCCAGAACACCGTATTGCCCATCTGTTGGATGGTGTGCTGGGAGGCGCAGCCTGTTTGCATTTCAGTGCCTGCATGGCGTTGAAAGGTGCCTTTTGCTGCGCCACTGTTGTAGAAGAATTCTCCGGAGCGTTTGCCCAGCACGAAAACAGTGCGATGGATCACGGTCAATCCGACAATGCGGTCCGGCTGGCTTTCGGCTTCGTAGCGGTCCAGGGAGCTGTAGCTGGTGGCGTCGGCCAGGGCGGAATGAAACCAGTACCTGCCCGAAGGCTCAACACCCACAATGTAGCTATCCACGTAATCGCAGGCTTTAAGCCCTGGGAACCCTTCACCGGTGATCTGTTCGGCGAGTAATTCCGTATAGGTGTTGTAGACGTAGCCAGAGGTGCCGTTACCGATCACTAACTGGTTCCCTCCGGCAATCTGGTTGTGCGCCATGCAGACACGCTCAACGCCTGGGATGGTCCCGCGAGGGATGGCCACCCCCGCTGTGGTGATCTGCCATAGCGTCGTACCGATCACTGCAAACAGCTTGTCTTCCACATCATGCAATCCGCGCACCGGAGCAGGGTTAGCGGCTTCAGGGACACAAAACACCGCCGCCCCAGGAGCGCAGCGCAACATGGAGGACGAACGCCCTCCGCCACGTTCGGCGGCTTCTGGAATCCAGTTCACCGTATCTTGCACTGTCCAGGCGCGTGTTTCGTCGCTATAAGCGCCTCCGGTCACAGGGGCTTCACGCCATCGGGCGCTCATCCGTCGTACCCGTCACGACCATCGCGCCGTTGGCTTTCGGCAGCAGGCAGGGCGTATTGCATGCGAACGCCGCTGGCATGCACCGTATCGCTGAGCAGCATCGCCCTGCCCCGTTCGGCGGCGTTGAGCACGTCTTGCTCCAGCACAACACCGTAACCGGCACGCAAGCGCACCGCCAAGTTATACCCAATAGCCTCCTCCGCTTCGGCGGGCGCTGGCAGGAGGTCGTCGGGGCTGGCGACCTCTGACCAACCTAGCGCAATCCCGTTCGCCTCCCAACGGCGCATCATCAGGTTGAGTGTACGTATCGCGCGGGTTGCATCTTCAGCTTCTACCGCTTCGTTGGCATCCAGTACGCGCAAATGCCCGAACGCATCGCGGATGATCTCTGCCACCGTGGTCATGGGCGTTCCTGTAAAGGGGATTACTGCGTCACGCGGCACGCATGGTCGGGACGGACAGGGGCAGGCGTGCCAAACAACACATCTACGCGGGTATGTTCCATATCGTTTTTACCATCGCCAAAGGTCATCACACGCACGCTGATGTTTTTTATGCTTGCCGTATAGCCTTCACACGAGGCCAACACCGGAAGGGGGGCGAACGCGGTGGCGAAGGCATCCCGGTGGAAGACAAGGTTTTGAACGGCTGGCACCAACGGTTTGCCAAAAACGGTAATGGCTGCGCGATCTCTTGGGGCTTTGTCTACGGTGCCAATCCCTAATGAGGATGTAGGGATGATCGCTGGGTAAATGGAAAGCGTGCTACCACCTGCGGCGTAGTCATCGGTGACTAGAAACTGTCGCAACCTGCCAGTGGTCGCGCCGGTGATGGGGTGTACCTCAAAGACATCAGCGAAGGTGATGATGGACCCCTTCATAATATCGCCTTTTCCGGCTTTGCCATCCATTGAAATAGACGAGCCAATCTGGCCTGCGCCGCTGACCACATAGCCCGCCCCTAACCCGTTGGTATGCGTGGGCAGTGATAACTGTTTGTAAAACTCAAGGCCAGCAAATAGGCCGACGGCGTTTTTACTAAATTCACCGCGCAGTTCGTCGGAGGTATGGAACAGCGCCGCATTCGCCTCGGCCAGGGCGTCATTGGCCTCGGTGGAGAAGTGCGCGCAGCGGTCACTTCTTTCAGGGGCCAGATGGCGGTCCAGGGTCGAGGCCGCCGAACGCCACGGGTGCGCGTACCGGGACCGTGCCCCACGTCCCAC